AACACCATTTTGACTTACATTTACAATGCTTGGTGAGCTCTGTACAATTTGCGCACTGCTTGGTGTTACATGTCTTGGCCATTGTTTTCTATCATCATTACCCAAGTCATCCCAGTAATCTTGTGTATCAAATGTATCTTGTTGCTCTGCTGGTGTTGGTGTTGGAGGTGTGTAAGTGTCAGGTGCGTTTTCAACAATCAACAACATGTCACTTGGATCACTGTATGCACCACCACTTGTAACTGATACACTGTCTAAATAACCACCAAATACACCTCCACCTACACCAACACTGAATGTTGCTGCTGTATCACTTGGATCAATAGTTGTTATAGCTACATCACCTGCTTGCCAATATTGTGACGCATCAATAACTGCACCTGGTGAGTATGTGTCAGCTGCACTCAGGTATTTGTATTCCTTTGTGCCTGGCATAACAATATCTACACCTGTAACATTGTATGTGATACCACCATTTGGTGATAATTCAATAACACCAGTTGTAGGTGTTGCTGGATTTGCCAGTGTAATATCAGCAGTAATGTTTCCTTGTGTTGCAGGATACCATTTTGGATCACTAACCACATAGTTGACCATTTCCATGCTAACTTCTTTGTTTTCCTGTGCTTTCCAATTTACATAATCAATTGGGCTCAATCCTTTTGTTGCTGTAAGTGTACCAGCAACTTGTGGTCTTATTTCAACTGTGCTTTCATCCAAGTCAGCAGTTACATATGAATCAAGGTTACCAGTGTCAAATGGTGTCCATTCATATGGGCCATAGCGTCTAATGTTTCCTTGTGAAATACTATACCCATAATAATCAATAAATGGTTCACTTGGCAAATATGTTGGCCATCCAGTTGTTAAATCATCACTTCTATCTTGGTTTGCGTGAATTGTCCAAACACCACCAGTGTTTGTAAAGTAATATGTGCCACCATCAGTAAACACACCAGTGCTGTCATTGATTACAGCAACATTTTGTGCTCCTGTATCTGGAAAACTATCACCTGGTTGTTGACCTGGTCCCCAGTAATATTGTGCGCCATAAATTGGGTTTGTATACCACCATTCAACTTCATGATCACCTGTTGTGTTGTTGTATTTGATAACAAAATATGACTTCTGTGGATTGGCATTTGTGTCAGTCATATCTGTAGCACTGATGTTAAATGGTTGTGTTAGTGCTTCATCTGTGTACAATTCATATGTTGTGCCACTCACGTATTTGATGAATAATTTAGCATATTTTCTGTTACCTGCAGGATCAACAAGTGTGAATACATCACGCATGTTACCCAATGTATCATTTACTGGCCATCTGTCAGCCTGGTTTACAATGTTATTTTGGTATAATCTTGTAGAGTCTTGATAAAAACGTGCTTCTTGTCCATCAGTGTATGAGCTAGAATTTAAATCAGCTTGTGCAGCATCACCAACTGGAACATCAAAGTTTACAAAATCTATTTCAATTCTATGATTAAAACCAGGTATAAGTGGCAAAGGTGTTTGTGCATCATCCTGATACATTTCATATTCCAGTGGATTGCCAGTTGGTTGCAACCATACAAAATCATTTCTGGTTACCACTCCTCCACCTTCTAAATCCAAAATATCATCATTCATTGTTACTTTGTATTCACTTGGATCAAGTTCTCTAGACAGTGTTACCAAACCTGGATTTGTTCCACCTTGTGGTGTTAAATCTACCCTAATGCCACTTTGATTTCCAGCAACTGGATAATCCAATGCTGTTCCACCAGTTTGGTTATCATAAACATGGTATTCTGTCCAACCATTGTCAGTTCTTCCACTTGGTTCAATCCATTTTGAATTACTGCTTAATCCACTGTTTGATGAACCAGTAAAGTTTAGTTTTGTTCTAACATTGATGTCACTAAAACCACTTTTATCACTCCAAAGTTTAATTTTATTGTCACCTAATGCTGGTGGTACTTGTGGAATATTATTGATACTGAAAGAAGTTTGAGTAACTGGTGCAGCTTTGGTTCTGTTGTAAGGATGGCTTGGTGATTGTCCATCATCTTTAATTTTAATTACGTCACCATTGTCAATATTCCAAAACTCAAAATCTTGTTGTGCAACAAAATCATATGTGTATGGTATTTCAAGATTTACTGCTGCACTTCCTACCAAGAAATTGTCATCACCATCAGTACTTCTAAACAAATAATATAGTTTGTCACTCATACCTAAACCATCTCTCAACAATGGTGTTGTAAGTGCAGCATCTTCATAAAGTTTAAAATAATGTGATCCTGGCATATCTTCTACATAGTATGTAACATTTTCCATGTTAGCGCCAGTGTCATCAATATTTGGAATCAATACTGGATCACCATCTTGTAAATTTAATGAACTTGGGCTTTCAACATGTAGCATTGTAACTTGATTGTAAGGTGTTCCATCAATAAAATTATGGAAAAACAATTCAACTCTATCAATAACTTTGTTATCAAAGTTATAGCCCATTGTAAATCCTGGATCCAAATATAATTCATATTGATTTGGTGTAGCTGTTGGTTTTAAGTATTTGCCTCTTTGTACAGTTGGATTGATAGTTGTATTTCTAAATTCAATTGGTTCACTGATCCAAATTTTACCATCAGTAGGTGCGCTAAGTAATTCAACTACACCTGGATTTGATCCATTTATAACTGTTAAATCTGTACCTGTTCCACTTGGAAATGCATCATCCTGTGTTACTGCTTGAGCCAGTGCTGCATCTTTAAACAAGAAGTATCTGTTGCTGTTATCATAATTTAAAAATCCATCAGGCACTGCTTGAGCATAATAAGTTGTGTTGTCTATATTTGGATTCAGTATACTTGTAAATTCTACTTGATCACCATCTTTTAATGTATGTTCAGTTACATGCAAAATAATTCTTTTTGATCCAGAACTTTGATCATAAGTTTCAGTTAAACGCAATGGATCTGGGTTAGTTAATGGATTATTGTCATATGTAAATGGGTTTGTGATATCAATAAGAGGACTCAAGCCACTGTTTAATGAAAACTTCATTGTGTTTGCGTCTACTCTTTTTACATAAAGATCTCTGTTATTGTATAATTGACCCCAACTGCCATCTACACCTTTGAATACTGCTAAATCACCATCCTGAAAGTTATGTGTTGTTGTAGTTGTTAGTGTGTCTTCACTTAAATTAATTGTACCACCATTGATGTCATTTGGACCAGCACTTGGTGATTTTGATGCAATAACAATTGGATTTCTCCACAAGTCATACATTGCTAAGTTGTCAACATTTTTAACACTGTTAAAGTAATATTCATACTTTGAAAAGTTTTGCATTGCTTCACTTGTAGTTGTGCCCAAGTCACTTACAGGATCTAAGTTTACCCAGTCCTTGTAGGTGCCTGCCAGCAACTCATCTACACGTCTGGTAAAACCACTTGTTGCATCCCCTACATAAAGAGGGTCAATAAAGTCTGTTGCGCCATTGGCTGGATATGTAAAAATTTGTCTCATTAGTAGATTCCTGTTCTGCCACGTTTGTTATAGGCATTTTGAATAATACCTTCAATTTGTCTCTTGTTATCTATCAAGAACTGTGTTCCTGTTTGTGTATCAATTGCGTTGATGTTGAATGTAATGTTTCCACCACCCATTCCACCTTGCATTGGAGTAATTCTTGCAGGACCTGTGATGATTTCTGGACCAGCTTCACCTGCAATACCAAATTTGCCACTTGGTAGATATCCACCATTTGCAAAGAAGCCACCAAATAATTTTTTAACACCACCAAACAGTCCACCAAATGCTTTTTTAACACCACCAAATAGTCCACCAAGAAGGCCTCCACCTCCTCCACCTCTGCCACCAAAGATGTTGCCAAACAAGCCACCTAGTCCTCTGCCCATGCCACCAAAAATGTTTGTTAAGCTGCTGAATGCACTCTGCGCTCCACCCAACACATTTTGGAATGCACCCTGGAAGATATTCTGGAAACCACCCATTTGACTTTGTACACTGCTTAATAATCCACCCAGTTGTCCTTGAATTGTTCCACCAAACTGATTCATAAACTGGTTTGCAATGCCTGTTGATTCCATTGACATCTGTTGTGTACTCTGGATAGCACCCATTGCCATGTCTCTAAATGCACTAATAACACCATCACGCAAGTCAGGGAAGATACTTCCACCCCACCATTCTTGATACATTTGGTTTGCCCAACCAGTTGCACCATTATACATGTCTTTGGCACTGTTGGTAACACTGCTTGCTGCGCTACTCATTGCGCCAGTAACACCATCTTTTAGTGCAATTGCTTTGTTGTAGATGTTTTGGATTGCTTCTGCTGCACTGTTAAACCAACCAACAACACTTTCCACAATGGCAACAATACCATCAAATGCTGTTTTTAATGCTGGCAATGCAATCTCATAAAGTGTTTTCATTCCATCAAACACATAGCCCATGGCTGTGGTTGCTGCATCAAAACCTTCTTTCAATACTGGCAGTGCTTGTTCAAAGATTGGTTTTAGGAAGTCAAATACACTCTGGGCTGCTGTTCCTACTAGATCCAATCCATCCTTGAAGAAAGGCAGTGAACTTTCAATCAGTGGTGTAAGTGCTTCTGCTATAAAGCCCAGTGCTTCAAACAATTTGCCCATGATTGGAACAACTACTTCACTCAATACTGTGCCAATCAATTCAAAGATTGGTCTCATTGTATCAAATGCACCACTTACTTTTTCCACAATGGCTGGCATATTGGCCAGGATATCCTCACTAAGTCTAACCAAGTGAGGCAATAGTGGTGTAATGGCATCAGTCAATAACTGACCCAAACCTTCTTTTAATCTACCAATGTTGTCATTGAAAACTTCAGCATTTTCTGCTGCATCCAAACTCACAATGTTTGAGTTTGCTTCTACATCTGCTAGTGTGGTTGCTAATTTTTCTGCACTGTCATTGATGCTACCAAATTGTTGTTGGATAAGAGGACCTGCTCTACCACCAACCACTTTGGCAAATTCATCTGTGGTAATTGTGCCTTCATTTAAGGCATTGATCATTGCTTGTAGCAATTCAGGACCACTTTTTAGTTCACCATTTGCAGTCCTAATACTGTCACCCAGTTTGTCAGTGACCTCAGCAAATGATTTTTGTCCTTCAACACCTTTTTGCAGTCTGTTTGTTGTTTGTAGCATAGCTCTGTCAAATGTTGCAGCGTCAATACCTGCTTCATTCATTGCTTGCTTTAAAACTTGGAAGCCCTGGAAGGCTTCATTGCTGGCTGTTGCGCCTGCTGTTCTTGCTGCTTTAGCAAGACTGTCAAATTCATCAATAGTATTTTGGATTGTTGCTCCAACACCAATTGCAGCAAATGCACCTGCTGCTAACCCAAGTGCTGCTTTAAATTTACCAGCACCTGCTGTTAAACCACCAAGACCACCTTGTATTCTGTTGATTTGCGTTGAAGCATTATCTTGGGCATTGATATTAATAATATAATCTGTTGACATCACTGTTTCCTTTTAAGTTGGTCATGCTGGTACTTGTAGTATTTAGCCCAACCCTTGATCTCTAGAGTGCTAACATTGTTCAATACCCATTCTACTGACTGACCCAGTTGTTCTGCTAATTTAAATATTAACAGCATTTCCAGGTCTTGTTCTAGTTTCCCAGGCTTTCTTCCCCTAGATTTTTATTTGCGTTGATCTCTGTGCAAACTCTAATAATAATATTAGGATCTACTTCACGCATCAAAACATCTCTGTCACCATTACTGAACATCTTTTTACCTTCAGCAGTTAGTGCTTTTTGGATCAGCGTTTCCACCAATGCAGCCACCAATTCACCCTTGTTGTGTAGTTCAATAACTTTTTGTTCCTCCACAAAATTGCTGAGTGTCTTGTAATAGATTGTTGTGTCCCATTCTGGAACTTCAATTGATTTAAGCTCACCTGCTAGTTGCTCTCTGTAATGCTTACGTGCATTTGAAATTACGCTCATATTTTATTTCCTTGTTGCTTTTCTCAGTGCAGGTTCTACAATGCCTTCTGGCGCCTGCATACTTGTCCTCTGTTTATCAAGAACACCAATGTATGGGGCAGTGTTTCTTGCTAGAGGTATCAGTGAAGTTCTTCCATAAACTCCAGTTGTGTGCGTGTTAACCCATTGACTACGTGCAAAACCTGTTCTTATAGGTGTAGTTGCACGTAATTCTTCAATGAAACGCTGATTAAATTTGGAGAGACCTTGGTTGATCTCAGCATTCAGTTCAGTTCTAAATTGCTTTGGGTCAGTTGCCATTGGTCTCTCCTCTAATATTAGCTAGTTGTTAAAGAACCAGTTCCTGTGAAGCTAATAGCCACAGTCATCATGTCCTCAACACCTGCTACTGTTTCAATGCTTGTGATAATTGCATCACCTGTGTATGTAGTTGTTGAATCAGCCTCATACGCAATTAATTGCACTTCTGCACCAATTGTTGGATAAGTTTCAGTTGTGTCAAATAGTGCTTCAGCTGAACCTTCCCAGCTTAACGCACCAGCAGTTTTACACATCCAGTTTGGTGTCCCTGAAGCTCTCATGTGAGTTGCTTCAATCACTTCAGCATTTTGTGTGATTGTCCAGCTAGTAAGTTGTGCAACATTTGACACACCATTATCAACTGACAATGCTCCATTTTTTCCAGATAAACAAGCCATGTTGTTAGTTTCCTTCTATTTCTACAGTATAACAATATTCAACAGTGAATATCATTCTACAACTTGCAAAAGGTGCGCTTTCACCAATTGCCACAGACTCAACTCTGCTAAGTCTACAATCTTCTACAATACCACCCAGTGTCCTGTCAGCCATAAGCGTGGCTTCAGTTGCTTGTACAGCAATATTGCGTTGTGTATCACGCTCCTTACCACCAACAATAATGATGGCGCTAATTTGCATAATACCCTGACGCAATGGACTTGCTCCACTATACATTGTTATGTCAGCAATGTCCTCATTGGTTGTTTCAACATAAACAGCAGGAAAGGCACTCTTGGGAAGTTCATTGGGAATAATTGGATCCCTCTGCACTTTTCCAAATTTAACACTGCGCTGTGCTTTTAACAGTTCAGTGATTTTGCTTGTAATCTGCTCTCTCATCTATACAACCTTGATTGATCAAATTCATAAACTTCCTGTTCTTCAACAGTACCATCACCATCTTCATCATACTTGATGCCTAATCCAAATTGAACATCAAACTCTTCTTCAAAACGCTCTTTGTAGAAAGCCAGTTGTTCTCTAAATGGATCACCTTCAGGTCTAAATGTTGACAGTTTTGGTAAAATGTATGCAGCCATTGCTTTGAATACAGTTGCTTTTGTCCATTGTGTTTCATTAAGTTTTGTGGCATCCCAATTATGTCTATAATTCATTTTGTTCCACCATTTGTATTGGATCAGGTTTGTTACATCTGCCTGAGCATCTGCAAGTTCATCTGTCCAATCATCAATACCCTGATCAAAAACTTCAGGACAGTATTTTTGTAAATCTGTATTTGTAGCAAAAGCCATGTGTTATCTCCTAGGTAGTATTAGGGGGCGTATGCCCCCTAAATTGTTAGATTATGCTGCGTCCTTGATTAGAACACCACGTGTTGCGTCAATTACTTCAACACCAAATGCTGCTGATGCAACAATGTCAAAACCTACTGCTGCTGCTCTGCGCTCAACTTCTAGGTTTACGCCACCTTGCATTGCGCCACGCATTGCGTCTGCGCCAAAGATAGCCATTTTAGGGTTAAGTGAACCTGCAACGTTTGTGTTGTTTAGGTATGATGATACAAAGCATTGTACGCCTGCAATGTTTCCTAGGAAACCTGAACGTAGTGCTTCAGTTTGGAAGTCACCACCTGCGTATGCTGTGTTACCAATTGCAGTCATTAGATCTGCATATGCGTCTGTTGAAACTACACCAAATAGTTGGCCTGTTTCACCTGCGCCTCTGATTGTTGCAACTGCTGCAAAAATCTCATCTAGGTCTAGGTTACCTGAAGTGATCTCTTGTGCTGTTAGGCTAGCAAATTTGCCTGTCAATGTTTTGTCTGCTGATGCAGCAATTGAGTTACCCAAAACACGTCCCATTTCTGCTGGAGCAATGCCACCTAGGTCACGTAGTACTGTACGTGCTGCGTGTAGGTCTAGTGCAATTGTGTTTTTTGTGTTTGTTGGTAGAGTTGATGCAAAGTCAACACCTGGGTCTGTTTCACCACCAGCTGCTGTTACTACTGTTGCGTCTACTGAGCCCATTACAGGTACTTGTGCTGATGCTGAACCTGCTGGTACTTGAATCATAGGAACTAGTGCTCCTGAAAGATATAGTGATGCTTCCTGTGCTGCGTATACTGTTGCTGCTTTTGTAGGAACCACCAATGCGTCAAGGTTGATACCTGAACCATATTCATCTGCGTATGCCATATTAATAAATCCTTATGTTATAGCTTTCCTGCGTCCTTCATCTCTTTATAGATTTTTCTGTGAGCAGGATTATTCATGTCAAGTTGTGCTAAGTCAAACTCTGTTTGCTTGCTTTGTGATGTGTTGCCTTTTGAGCCAGTACCACTTGGACCTGCTGCCCTAAAGTACTGATGACTTGATAAGAATTCTTCAACCAAGTTGTCCAATGACATTGGATCTGCACTGTCTGTGTATCTGGCGTTTCCTTCACCATCTACAACTTGTACTGAACCATCAGTGTTCATCTTGATGCTTCCTCTCAATAATTGAGCCACATGATCAGGATTTACTGCCTTTGCTTTGCTTGCTGCATTAATAAGGGCGCCATCTACTTTGATTCTTTCCAATTCACTGCGCAATGAATTGATCTCAGTATCTGACTTCTCTTTTTGCTTTTTTAGCAAGCCTTCAAAGTCTTGTTTCTTGATCAGTTGCTCTTCCTCAACTTGCTCTTTGAGCCCTTTGAGTGCTTTGTATTCCTCAATATCAACTCCTTGATATTTTTGGTTTACTTGTGCAACACGCTTACCAATCAACTTGTCTACTTCTTCTTGAGTAAACATGCGTTGGTCTTCAACCTGGGATTCATTTGTTTGGCCTGATGCTGAAGCCCCAGTGTCTTCAGTTTCAGTAATACCATGATTTTCTGTCATGTCAGTTTCCTTGTTATATAACTTTATTTAGTCTTCTACTGGAACCCAGAAGTGTTGACAATTGTAACCACCCCTGACTATGAATGGGTCACCAGGCTCCTTGCCTGCCCAAAATTCACTGTCCCATATTTCATATATTTCATCTTTTGTGAGCGTTTGATCAACCATGTCTCTGCAGAATGGTCTAGTGTTATCACTTTCTCCACCAGCATATTCAAATCTTTCTATGCCAGCACGCTCTGCTCTACCTGCTATAAATGCTGCATCAAACTTCATTACAGTATCCTGAACATTTTTAGCAGTTAGATCTCTTAAACTTGCAGTTGTGTTTACTCCTGTAAGTCTATCTCTTATTACTCTGGTTGCATTTGCAACTTCTTCAGGTGTTGCACCAGATTTTTTTAATATTTTTTGTTGACGCCTTACTTCTCTGTCACTACTATCCATGAAAACGCCACTAATTTTACCACGCACTTGGTTGACTAACAATGATGTACCTATACCTGCTGCTCCACCAATGGTTACCACTTCCATCACATTCTCAAAATAGCTATCAGTCTGGCCTCCAATTGTTTTTCCAGTTTGCTCAGCCAGTGCTTGGGCAGCTACTTGGTCATCTGGTGTAACAGGAAGTTTACTTTGTTCCAGTGTATCAGCACTGATGTCTGTAACACTTTGGCTACTGCTGATGATACCTTGTTTTGCTTCAGCAAAGGCTTGCTGGATTTGTGGTCTCAAACTGGTTGCTGGTTGTTCAGTTTGAACTAGTTCAGCAACACGCCTTTCCAGGATCTTGATATCATCATCAACACCATCATTAATTTTTTTCAGTGTTCTTTTGAGAACACGCTCATGCTTTTCAGGATTGAACGCCATTATGTGGTTCCTAGTTGTACAAATCCATTACTTAACAATGCAACTTTTTCATTTTCATCTCTTGCAGTTACAGTTTCACCTGTGCGTTCCAGGATCATAACAATTGGTTCAAACACTTGTTGATCCATGCTGGCTATGATTTCAGTTTGTATTTCACTGTCATCCACAGTTAGTGCAACAATCTGTCTGTCAATCTCTGCTTGGTATGCTGCTGAACT